TAACTTTCTGTATTTGTGGGTGTGTCATCTATACAACATAATCTTCGTAACTCCCAACACCTTAATGGATTATCAGGATTGTATTTTGCAGCTGTTGATTTCATTGATGGTAGAGCATACATCATAGCTCCAATCATTTTCATATCATCAAACATAGCAAAACATTGTGTTTGTTGTACACCATTCGTTGAGTGTGAGTAATGCCACTTATGTACAAAAGATTGTATTACTTTTCTTTCAACTGGTTCTACTTTGAAATCAGTCACTTTCAAGTATAATGTACTCCACATCATGTGATGATTCCCAATAATCTTCTGGTATTTCTAAATATCCTAATATCATTTTTTCTTCCTTGTTTTCTTTGGTGCTTTTCCACCAACCCAAGCTTCATTTACATCTTTGGTGGCCTTATTATCTTTCTTATATCTACCACCTTTGGTTCTGGCTCGTTTTGGTTTAACTTCCTTACCCCATATGATTTCCAATACATCATCAACTATTTGTTTAAATTTATTTAAATCACTCATCGTTTTTATCTCCTAAATGTTTTTCATACAAATCTTTAACATCTTTTCTATCTTGTAGAATCCTCAACCATTCATCTGTTGGTATTTGTTCTGACAACCACATTTCTAAATATTGTTCTGCTGTTCCTCTACTCATTCATTAAATCCTCATATTTATTTTTTAACATTCTTTTCATCACTTCAGAACCACTCTTCATTTTTTGGGATTGTTCTTTACCATCAACAGTGGAACTTTCATATATCTCAACTGCTCCCGTATTGGTATTCACTTTCGCTGGGAAAGTCAATCCATCAGGACCAAACCTGTTTTTAATCACATGAAATCTACCTGTATTGGCTATCTTGTCTTCTACTTTTCTACTCAATGATACTACGAAATCTGCTGTCATAACTTTCTGATATGATTCAGCAACCTTTGTGGCTTCAATAACTTCCTCATCAAGAGCTGAACGATTAGCTTGTGATGCTGTCCATATTGGAACTTCAAACTCACCAGCCAATCCTCTTAAATCCTCATAGATATTTCCAAGAGCGTGTCTAACTTCACGAGCATTACCTGTATCTCTTAATATATCTCCATAATCAACAACCACCATATCGAATTTCTTACCCAATGTTTTTAATTTCTGTAAATGTGCACCTAAGGTATGAACAGATGCTGTTTTGGTTGGGAAATACTTCACCACCAATTCACCTTTGATTTCTTCAATTTTATCTTTTACTTCATCTTTATGATACTTCAAGTTCTGATTTGCTATACCAGTAAATGCTGAATCATATCTTAATCCAACATAAGCCTCATTCAACTCCAATGAATAGTGAACAACATTTGTACCTCTCTTCATAGCACCAGCACCTAATGCACATAATATCCAAGTTTTACCAATACCAGCAGGTGCTACAATCACACCAAGTTCACCACCAGCCAAACCACCTTGAGTTAAATCATTTATTACATCCCACGGCGTTTCAATGGTGTCACGAGCCATTTCTGAATATCTTACCTCAATATCTTCAACATAATCATGTCCTATATTTCTCTCTGTACCGGCTTTCATAGCATCATCAATAAGATTTTTTATCTTTTCATAATCACCATTTGATTCCAATATATCAACTGATTTAACGATAGCGTTCTTTAGTGTTTGATTCTTGAAAAAATCAATCACTTTGTCTTGAACGAAATCCAAATCTGTAGACTCCATATGTCTATAGATTTCTTTGAGAGTTTCAACAACAGTTGTTTTCAATACATCATTTTCAATCTCATTAACCTTAACTTTAAACGCATCTAATGTGATTGTTGTTTTGTATTTTGTAAAATATTCTTTAGCTTCTTTTACAATCCACTTCAAACTATCATTATCATAATGACTTTCATCTAATATATCAAGTATTTGTTCAATGAAATTAGGTTTTGTCATCAAACAAACAACAGATTTTATCTGAAAGTTGTGTCCAAATTCTTGTAATCTATCAGTCATTAGGCCACCCCACTATTTCAACCTCATGAGTTAAAAATATATCAGTGGTGTCATCTTCAAATTGAACTCTAAACATTGTAGGAAATTGTGTTATTTCTATTAACTTTCCTGTTTTATCTCTATGTATGATTTCAGTTCCTATTGGAACATCATTCATACCTTTATATGTCTTTCTTGCCATTAAATCCCTTTACTCTATCCAACCTTACAAATTCCTTTATCCAACTTTCAAAGTCAGGAACTTGTGAGTATAATTTATCTTTCAAAAACATTGTCTGTAATTTGTATTTCACTAATTGTGGAATATCTTTATTTACAGCTCCTTGTATTTTTAATTTAGTATTATTTGGAATATCTACATTGTTCAATTGCATTAATAGATAATTCCTTTTTATTAATTTACCACTATTTTTTATATTTTCCAAGAGTTTTATTTTATTTTTTGTATCATTTACAAAATTTAATAAATCTTTAGCAGTGAATTTATCCTCTTTTATTTGTGGAATGTATTTTATTATTGATTTTAAACCAGCACCTTTTACTCCACTTATGTTATCCGACTTGTCACCATCTAATATTCTATATGTTAAAATGTTTTGAGATGGCAATCCAAACTCTTTAAAAACACTATCCTTATCGTATAGTTTTTTCTTTGTTGGTGACCAAACCTTCACTCTATCATCTACAAGTTGTAAAAAGTCTTTATCCGTAGACATCAATATTATTTTATTATCTTTTAATATTTGTTGTGAAACATAAGCCATTGTATCATCAGCCTCTACTCCATCTACACAAATTAAAGTCAAAGGTAAGTGTTCTAAATAATCAATCAACCTACCTAACTGCATTCTCATCGCTTGTTCCTCATCAGCAGGTGCTGTCCCCCAATCCACATTACGATTTAATCGTTGTTTAACTTTACGATTTTGTTTATATTCAGGATATATTTTTCGTCTTCTACTACTACCATTTTTTCCATCAAAGACAATGATGCACCTTGATGGTTTTAACATATCTATCGTATATCTAATTGATTTTAGAAAGCCTGTTAAACCACCAATGTGTACACCATCATCATTAATTGAGGGATTGACACTGAACGATCTAATAAAGGTATTCAAACCATCAACCACCAAAACTTTGTCATTCAGTCTTGTGGTTTTTGGTTTTTCTGATACATTCTCAAGGAATGTATTGTATCTATTTTTTACCTTATCATTAGAGTTCATCCACTGCCTCTTCAGTTTCAACCACATCATCAATACCAAGTTCTTTGGAATCGTATTTCAAAATACAAGCGTCACATATTCTCTCATAACAATATTGTTTCAACTCTGGATTATCATTTATAAGTTTTTCAAAATCCTTTGATTGAAACTTATGTTCTTCAAGAACCTCACCTGTATCCACGTCTACTTGTTGTAACGTATACCAAGAACCACCTTGTTTAACAATCTTATGTTCTTTCATTACTGTCAACCAACTACCATAGTCATCAATACCTGTATCAAAATATAATGGAAACTCTGCAGTTCTCATTGGAGGACCTAATCTATTTTTGATTATCTGTCCTTTTATCTTAATACCTATGGTATTCTTACTACCGTCTTTGATTTGTCCTGTATTTTTAAAACGAACACGTGTTGATGAATGAAATGGAAGAGCCTTACCACCACTTG